CAGCGTATCTTTCCTGGTTCTCAAACTTGGATTTGTTTTGTGAGAGACGAAGCTGCGCCTGATTGATTGCGAGGTTGCTCCGTGCAATTTCGTTTTCAAACTTCTGCTGCGCGACCTGCTGTCTAAATGGTTCTCCGAGCGTCGGACCGGCGATAGAGAGGGCTTCTTCAGGGCTCCCTGCCGCTTGTATCTTCTGCACAAGTTCTGGAGAAGCGCCGTATTGAAACGCGGAAGATGCCAGAGAGAAGATTGCTTTGTCGTTCTCCTTTTGCTCCTTCACAAAAGCATCGTCTTTGTCCAAGCGAAGCAATGTCGCGTCGGCCCGCTTCTTTTCATCCTTCGTGAATCTCTCGTAGTTCCTGTAGATGTTCGTCTTGGCAGTTTCGATGTCCTGCTCTACCTGCCCGTACTTGGCATCAAGGGACGCTTGGGCCTGCTTTTCAGCCAATGTGATATTCCCTTGAATACCAGCCTGTAACGCGGAGAGCTTCAGCACCTCGATTGCGTCCGTGCGGGCCACTCTCTGACTTTCACCGGACTGGAATGACGTATCGCCACCGGATGCCATGACCTTTTCCTGATTGGCGATTGCCTGAGCCTGGCGTTGAGCAAGTTGCGTGTTGATCTGGTTGAGCTGCTGCTCGTAGGGGGCCGTGGCATTGGCTCTCGTCGCGGCGCTGTCGAGGTTCTTGCCGGATATTTGCGATTGCAGACGCTCAAGCTCGGAGGTGAATGGAGTAGTAGCTGCTGTCGGTGTTGCCGTCACACCCGGAGTGGCTGCTGGCAATGTCGGCAGAGGTGCGGGCGTGGTTGCCGCTACATTCAACGGTTGGACAGGGTTAGCGAGAGGTGCGACGGCGATGGGCTGAGGAAGTGATGCAGCACTCACACCGGCCGCTTGGAGTGCGGCTGTTCTTTGCGTATCGGTCTGCTGAAGGGGCATAAAATCAGGTTAATTGTATCAGGCAATAGTGACGCTCCTCCACACGTTGCCTGTGGCATCGTAGAGATAGAGTTTTTTAGTGGCGGTTGTCGTGTCGATGAGAAGCTGGTCGGGGAAGTTTCTAGGTTTCGCAGCAAGTCGAGCGGTGAGGTCTGCGGCTAACGTGACTACTCGTACTTTCCCGATGAGACTTGCTACGTCGATTTGCTGGCCCACCACACCGTTGTGGTAGTGCTCACTCATTTGAGTCTCCAATTCTTCCAGTCGTCGTAATTCGTCGGGAGTCATATAACTTGAAATTCTTCACTCCGATAATCGATATAGATGGTGCGGAGGTTATTTACTTTGACTGCTGATGTGCCTTCCATGTGATGCGGGCCAGGTACTGTGGTGAACGGGACGTGGCCGATTTCCACATACTTATCCTCAATGCAAGCGGGGGTCACTACGAGACGGACTTCAGGGAAAAAGACAATCGTTGCGTTCACGATTTTCCAGTTTGATGTTAGCTCGTAGCTCCTGTGGCGGCAGAATGAGAACTTGAGCCGCACCGTCTCGCCCGGCCTATACATCTCATGTTGTGTTTGAAGGTTCTTGATGTCAACGCCGAAAGTGATGGGCTTTCTCACAAGTGAGCCGTCGATGTATTGGAAATATGCGACGACGAAAGAGCCCGCGACTACGAAGAAGGTGAGAATGATGTTTGACCAATAAAGTGTCTTGCTCATAGGCCGAGTATTTGAACGAGCCGCGCCATCACTGCGAGGCCGAGGATGGAAAGGATGCCCAGAAGGATTCTCCACGTGAGGATGGGAGCCCAGCGCTTGTCACCGTTGTCATAGATACCCTTCTCCATCATGAGACGGTCAAGCTCGCGCTGTATCTTGTTGTGGTCGAAGTTCATATCATTCCGCTACGTCGTAATAGACGAGGATGCGACGAACGCCCACAACGGTGATCGACATTGAATACTGAAGTTGCAGGGCCGTTACTTTGTCGTCTGCAAAGCCGATGATGTCGGCGTTCTCGTAGATAGAGGCACCTGTCGAATTGGTGATTGACGCAAGGGCCTGGAAGCTGGTGTTGGTCTGCGTTTTATAGGTAAAGCTACGGTTGGCATCGTTGTTGGGCACGGAGCCGTCGTATTCAATGCGAGCGCTCCGTATGTAAACGGGACGCGGGAATTTGTAGAAATTGCTAGTGAATGTAAGAGCCTCCCCGGTGGCCACGCTAGTTGTGTCGAGTGTATAAAACTTGGAAGTGGCGAAGCCCAGTCCGAGTAGTTTGCTCCCGATAGGACAAAGTAGTCCTAATTTATTGCTGTTCACGTTGTTGAAGTAGCAGTAGTACCAGACCTTCCGGCCGGGCAGGACTTCACCGAACGCAAGCACTTGTTTCCCATCGACGATGTAGAGCGTGTTGTCGATGTTGGTGACGTGGTGCTTGTAGGGGATGTCGGCACCCGAGAGGGTGACATTCTTGAGCTTCCGCAAGAACGTGATGCCAGAGCCGTTCCAGTAACCGATTTTATTACCTCCGTAGAAGACGTAGGTGATGCCTCCGACACTCCTAAAGCCCGTCACCATTCCGTCTACAGCGTATTCCCTGGTGTAGGTGGCAGACGTGCCGTCGTAGAGGAAGACGCGATTGCCCGATGACAGGGTGTTCGAGTAGTTGGAGCCTTGTGTCGCTGCTATTAGCATCTTCCCTGATGATGGGTCTACGCCGAGCGCGGTGATCTCGTTGTGTATGGAGAGAGTGAGTACGCTTGCGTTGCCTGTCCCGCTGTCCACGATGTTGTGGAGTTTATTGTTGTCGCCTACCCATAGCAGGTCTTGAAAGACCACCATCGGATGACGAGTGCCGGACGTAAGTACGCCTTTCCCGAGCGTCAGGCTCCACCAATCATAGTCGCCATTCGTGAGGTTCGTGTCCATCCTCGCCACATCGGTCGTCGAGGTGGCGTAGATTTTGTCTATGAAGTTCACAATGTCGGATGTGCCGGTGGTATAGGTGCCGGTGAGTTGAGCGGAGACGGAAGGGAATGATGGCGTTGAGTCAATTTTGAGAATATAGCCGTTGACGGTCAGTGCGAATCCATTAAGCAGTGTGACGTTAGTGGGGCAGAAAGCTATAGCGTCACCCAAGCTTGAAAACGTCCACGATATATCTACCGGATTGGCCGGGGGATACATTACGCCGGGGACCGCTGTGAGATTGACGGCGGTAGTTTCGGGAGAGAAGCCACCGTCGAGTGTGTGCGCTCCGGTAGACATACCGAGTGCCAATTCTGCTGCACCTATTTCAATGAAGTTCTTACCAATCATCTGTTGTCATGTCGGCCCGCTAGTGCCCGCTTTGCGCGGTCAGAGAAGTAGTAGTGCGTACCCGACTGCACAGAGAAGTTTGCATCGATCGCCGTGCCGCCATCCGTGGCAGCCAATAAAAACGTATCAGTCGTTGGGCTGACGACGTAGTAGAACGTGTCCACACTGAATCCGTTATAGAGCGCCCCAGTGGTGGTGAGAGATACCTTGTCGCCCGTCTGTAATCCATGCTGCTTCTTGGTGAAGACGGCGGGGGTAGCTAGGGTCATCGTGACGACTTCGTAGTTTCTCGTACCGTAGAAAGAGACAAGCTCCTTTTCTATTCTTAGGATGTCATTGAAGAAACTTGACGCGCTTGGCATGTTTCGTTCAACCGCCCGCTCATACGATGCCCACAGTGAGATGTAGTCGTGGAAGAGGCTGTCGAACTTCGGCTCCGCTGTACCCGTGGAGAGGTCGGAGGTCGTCCACGCGGTCGGCCGAAAGTTGTCGAGATACTTTCTTATAAGGGAATGGACGCGCTCCGCACCGGCATTGATGCCTAATATCATGTCGGCTGCGGGGAAAGACGTAGCGTTGGTCTGCGTTCGTCGGAATATGGATGCTTTGATGTCGCTTAGAGTCATATGTTCATGTAGCCAGTTCTGCTCACCGGATTAGTGAGCAGAGTGGATAGACGACTAGTATTCAGCGTATCCTGCGCAGGCATGTTCGCCGTCTGTCGTCTCTACCGTGATACATCGGAGCTTTAGGAAAGCTGATGTCGTGAGGTCGAGAGAGTAGTAGAGCGTCGATGTTGCTGCGTCGATGGTTGCTGTGGGCTGCACCGTAGTCGATGTCGCCTGTATGAGCTTTGTGAAGTCATACCAATTCGTGCCGTCCGGGGTGACTTGCACCTTGAAGGTTGTGCTGCCCGTGTTTGCTGCCACGATGCCTCCACGCTGGAAGTACATCACCACCTTGTTCGCACCTCGGATGTCGAGCGTGCCGTCAATGTAACGGCCGTTCGTGTCGAAGTAGGCGGCTTGATTAGTGGAGGTCGCGGTCGTCGTGGTTGCTGTGGTGCCTGTAGAGGTCGCCATGAGTTGCACGAACTTATGCGCGTCTACCGATGCTGGCCCTTCGTTCACGATGAGGCCGTACACATAGCCAGCGTTTGTGATGAGGATGCAGGTGGCGAGTATCACCAGCCCGATTCCTGCGAATGTCGATGCGCTTCTAAGTGTTCTCGTCATACTTATATTTCTCTAAAGAAGACGGAGCAGCGGCCTGTCGGTTGGAATGATGCGCTTGTGGTTGTAGTTGCAAGGCGCACGTTGATCCAAGTGTTAGGCGGCACGATGCCGTCTTTCAGTGCAGTGACTGAGGTGGTGGCTATGAGCGCGCCATTTGTGCTTGCTGCGAGTCCGAGCAGTCCGAGTGATGTGGTAGTGGCAAACGCGGTTGTCGCGTTACCGATCTCCCATGCCGTAGCGTAGCCAGCGGCCGTGTCGATACGTGCTGTCGCTGATACGAGTGTCGTAGTTGCAGCCGGAGCCTGTACCGCACAAACCGATGTCGTCCCTACACGTAGGTCCATAGAGCCATACCAGCTTCGTACTCCACCTATCGAGAGATAGGGTGAGAGGATGTCTGGGCCTGAGAGAGCACCGAGATTGGTCTGTGTTTGCACGGGAAGCGGCGCTGTCTGGTGGGTGAAGACGTATGCACCGAGAAGTGCCACGACACCGGCGAGCACTCCTGTTGCTAGATTATTGTTCATGTACTTTTGTGAGCTGATAATTAGAGGAAACCTTCTGGGATTTTCTTGAAGTCGCCTTTAGCGTCTTTCACTGCGTACTTGTCCGGGTTCTGTTTCTTGTATGTCTCAAGAAATGCCTCCCAGCGCTCTGCACGCGGGTCTGATTTCTCTACTTTCACTTCTTCTTTTTCTTTTGCCATGAGTTTTCGTTGTTCTCGGACTGGGTGGTGAGGCGGATGGTGGTTCGCCCCACTACCCAGCCCAAGAAGGGCGGGTAATGACTATGCGAGGGTGATGTCCACGAAGAGAGGAAGGTGGAAATTCCACACTTTCGCACCGACGTAGCCATACGCGACGATTTCGCGGCCGGTCTTGCCTGTGACCATCTTCTCCTCATACTGCACACCTCGTGGAGAGGCGAACATAGCGAGCTTGGAGATACCGAAGAGGCGGTGTCCCGAGTTGGTCGCTGTGAGCGTACCGAGCGTAGTCGTGACGAACGTGCCTGTGCGGATCACATAGATTTTGATGCCCATGTAATTGCCCATGAAGCCGTTGTTGAGGGCTGCGTCAGCGTATGCGAAGCCAGATGAGACCTGAGCCTGAGCGAAGCCGACGACATCCGTGCTCTCGATGACGAGGAACGGATTGGATGCGATACCGGACTGGAAACCAGCGACCTTTGAAAGGAGGTTGGCGCAGATGACCGGGATGTTTGCAGCCGTTGTGAAGCCGCCTGCTGGTGTCGTGTAAGCACCTGTAGCGACATCGAGGATCTTGTTGAGGACGAACTGGTCAGTCTTGAAGCCGACCTGGTACATGAGGTCTTCGAGGAAGTTAGCGGTGAGGTTGAAGTTAGCTGTGCGGTTCTCGAAGTCGAAAACGTGCGTCGAGACTACTACTTCATCGTCCACTGACAGCGCATCGTCGGTGACGGTGCGAACTGCTGGGGTGTATGTACCAGCCACAGCCTGGATAGCTGCGACTACTTCGGTGACGTATGGATTTTCGATTGTCTTAAGCTCGGAGCGGTCTACGTTGCAGATCGCATCAGAGATGAGTGCCTTCTTGAGAGCGAACGCGAGATTCGTCGAGAAGTACTTGTGACGTAGCGAGTACGTCGAGAGGGTATTTGCCATGAATAAGGGCTAATTAATTAACCCACCATCTATGGCCTCGCCACCAATGAGACTATTCCAGCCTCCGCGCCATTCGTGCCGCGAAAAGGTCATGCAGTCCGTCCGCTGTATCGGGGATTTCTCCCGTCTGTTCAGCTTTGCGGAGCAAGTCCTGCCCGGACACCTTCGAGGAGCCGCGAGCACCGCCCTTTACGTGGGCTGCACCTGCGCTGCGCCTCTCTTCGGCCCTCACGTCGAGCGTTGTCTTCAGTTGCTTGTGGGCTTCCTCCACGGAGACTTTCTTGAACTTTGCCCAATCGAGCAATTCGTCCATATCGTCTGAGTGAACGTCTGCCTTCGCAAGGAAGAGCACGTCCTTATTTGAGATGCCGTCAGTTTTTGAAGGAGCTTGTTTCTCTTTCTTCAGTCTCTCAAAGAGTTGCTTGTTCTTCGCTTCGAGGTCGTCGGACTTCTCTGCTTTCGCTCGGAGGTCGGCTAGCTCGGTCGCTGATAGTTCAATCGTCTCTTCGTCGGGAGTTTCTGCGGTCTCCTCTGCCGTTTCCTGAGTTTCGAGGACTTCAGGAGCGTCCGTATTTTCTGGGTCCATTTTTAGAGATGGTTACTCGATGCTAATAGTTTATCACGCTTTCTTCACGTCCTTTGTGGATTGCTACTGCGTCGAATCTTTCGAGCGGCGCAGTGCTGCCTCCATCGGGTTCTCGTCATCCGATGAAGCAATTATCTTTATCTTGATGAGGCCGCCGAAGATGAACTTGATGGCCTCCTGACGGGCAGTGGCGATTATCTTCGCTTCGTCTGCTGGGATGTTCTTCCAATCCAATCCTGCACTGAACGCGTCATCGCCCATTTGCTCAATGGGGAGAGACGGGTCACTGATCGTCGGAACTAGGAGCTTGCGAAGCAACGCGATGAGGCGGGGGTTGTTCTTGAACGTACTGCGGAGCAATGAGAGTTCTTCACCCGATAGGTACTGCTCTGGCTCGTAGTTCAACACGTCTTTGAGGGACGCTTTCTGTGGTTCTGCCATATGTTGGTTGTTTAAGCGGGTAATACTCCACCACCGACCGACGTAGGAGTTGCTGTAGGTGCAGGTGGCCCCTGCATAGGCGCTGGCTGTGCGCCAGTCTGTGAGAGTTGCAGTGTGGAGATAACGCCCGTCTGCTCCATTATCTTTCCGAAGATAAGGCGCTCGTCCGGTGTCATCGGTCTGCCTGCAAGGGAAGCAATTGTTTGAAAGGCTGAATTGAGTGTGGTGAGGACAGCTTGCTTGTCGGTCTGCTCGTTTGTCACCTCGACATTGATGCTGTCCCATTCAAAATCATTGAACACCTCATCCCATTCCTTCTCGCCTATCTCATCTGGAGTGAAAAAGCGTTTGTTACCCTGCGAGCCCACTTCTTGCTTCAGTGCTTGCTGCTCAATAGCGGGATTGAATTGCTGCACGTTCGGGTCTCCATTCAGTATCTGCTCCGTGGTGCGGGCGTTGTAGCGGCGTATCGCTTCGACGGGGACGTAGATGCTGTCTATTTCCGTGATACCTGCGTCATCGAGAATGGCAGCTATCTGGTCCTTGTGTTTGAGCTTCTTCTTCATGTTCGGGACGATGAAGAGGCGAACCATGTCTTCGATTGATAGCCCTTTGTTCTCCGTCATTATCTCGAAGAGGGACAAGCCCTGAGAGGTGACAATCTGCACCGTGCCGAGCGCTATACCGGATGGCGGTGTAGCGCCTCTGGTGGCTTCTGGTGTTGATGTCAGCTCCCTGCCAAGCGCCTGCCACATCGTACCGAAGTTCTGCAAAGCGGAGATGTCGGGCTTATCGTTCGCTACCCGTGTGAGAGGGCGGTTGTCGTCGTGTATGAAGATGTCGCCAGTTTCAATAGCGGAAAGGACGTTGCGGCCCACGTAACGAGGGTCTGCGGTTTGGAATATGAGCTTGGATGCAATATCGAGCGTGTCCTTCATGTTCTTGGCCGTATGGTTTTGCATCCACTGTGCGTCGAAAAGATATTCAACGGCTCCGATACTAAGTGTGCGGCCGTCTTCCTCGATGAGATGGGTAATCATGTACGGGTCTTTCTTTTCCTTGCCCTTGTAAAGGCAGAAATCCTCGTACTTGTCTTTCTTCTCTCCGGCGATAAAGGAGATTACGTGCATTTGCTGGCGGTACTTGATGTCCTTGTCTTCGATGCTCTGATCTGGGTCTTTATCAAGCAAGCGTTCATCCAGTTCTCCATGCACCTCGTAGAGTTCAACGAAGTCATTGAGCGTGTCCTTCTGCTGCTTGTCGAGCGTTGTGCGGGCGATCTTGGCCTGAATGAGAGCATCCACCGCCTCCTGGTCGTAGAGAGGGTTCTTACGAAGCTGTGCGGGGGTTAAATAGAACTTCTCAATGCGAGGGACAGCATCGAACTGCACTGGATCAGCGATGTACCTATTCCACGGTATGACAGACGGGATGAGTTCACCATCTTGCTCCACAAACTTCACGACGGCTGAACCGTAGCGTGCGAGGGCGCGGCCCCATTGATTTAGGAACTGCCCGAAGCGGTTCTTGTTCATCCAATTCTGCAACAGGACATTGGCCACGAAGGCGAGCACGACACTCGATGACTTCGTAGGGACGAAGCGGATGTCCTTGCGGTCGATGTCCGTGGCGCGGTACCAGACGTTTACTGCGGCAGTGGTGATATTGAAAAAGGGCTTTGGTCTGCCCAAGCTATCCTCTGCGCCGCTGATGTGTTTGCTGTTGAGATACGCATCAATACGCTCGATGGTGTCATGCATTGACCAATCGACATATTTACCCAGCTTTGTATTGCCTTGAAGGTAGTTGTCTTCTGCTGCGCGGACTATTTCGTGTACGCTTTCTAGTGCCATGAATTATCTGGTGTCGTTCTTCTCCTTGCGTGCTTCATTGAGAGAGAACTGTGCGGCAATCTTATCACTCACACGGGCCA